TGAAATTCTCCAAACCGAAAACATTAGTTTACCAAACCTTAGCTATACCTATTTAAACCCTGCTTTAGATGATTCTTACGCGCCTACAGATGTTGTAAAGCAAACCTTTGTGTTTTGTACAGAAAGCGATAACGCCGTTTACATCAGTTGGTTGTTAAATGTTATAACCCCAGACTCCATAGACATGTACCGACCCTGGGGTGTTATGGGTAAGTCGGGGTACGCGGGTAAAGCAAAGAATGTGTACAATATTCCTTATGAAAGTATTTGTTTGCAAAACACCTCGTTAAATGACCTCGGTCATTCAGGAATTTTTAAAATAAAGAAGCTACATCTTTTTAGAGATTTCCTAATTAGTAAATTAGCAGGTAGTGTGTGAGCTATATTGTACATAAACATTTAAGCTGCCCAAGATGTAAACATAACGATTGTTTTACTATTTACAATGATGGCACCCATTGTTTTTCTTGTAAATACACTTCTTCTGAAAAGTATCGGGATTTGTTTTTAGAAAAGGAGTCTTCAGAAAAACCAAACATCGCGGCATATACAGAGCTACCCCCCAAGGTTTCTTTGAGCATAGACTCCCTGATATTTTTAGAAAAAAGAGGAATCAATGCACACCTAAGGTTTCGCTACGGCGTGTATGAAGGTCTTGTCTATAACCATGTCACCAGAAAAAACGAGCGCCGCTTAATACTACCACTTTGGTGTGATGATAAAATGTTAGGGTACCAGGCCCGGGCTTTAGATGACCAACACCCAAAATATTTAGGTAAATTGTTTTTTAACAATATGGGTAAGATTTTTTACGCTAGGAATCAAAAGACTGATACAATAGTCGTGGTTGAAGATATCCTAAGCGCTATCCGTATCGCAAAATTTACACATACGGTAGCTATCGTAGGTACTTCTTTAGATTCAGCTGGTTTCCAGCTAGACAAAATTAGAAGTTTTGGTCCAAGAAATTTTATAATTTGGCTAGATGGTGACGACGCAGGTATGCGCGCAGCAATAAAGTTAAAAAAACAATTATTATTTTATGGCAATGTTAACGTTATATATACAAGGTCGGATCCCAAAAACCTATCAGACCGAGAAATTAAAGAGAAGCTCGTTATATCGGGCTGTTTTCAAAGGAATGGTGTCCGAGCAACGCTGGGATTTAAACGAATGGCGGTTACTCTTTAAAAATTTAGAAATTCCATTTATTATGCGTAAGCTAAACTCAAAAACATTTGTTGTTTTTTTGGATAGTACCGAAGAACAATTATACTTAATCTATTGCTAGCAGGATGTGGCGATGAACAATATATCAGATTTACATATTTTAAAAGCTTTCTTATCTAAAAAGGTTTATGAAAATTATTACCAACTACTTGATAAAACTATGTTGGCTGAACAAACGAAGCATATTCTTTCAGAATATCGTTATTATTTTGCTAAATCTGGCGAAGAATACATTGATATGGAAGATTTTAAATGCTGGTTTTTTCACGTACGTAAACACGCTTTGACTCCCGAAAACAAAAGAAACTACTTAGAACTTTTAAATGAAATACCGCTCTGCGAAGGGTTTGTGGTTTCAGAATTAGTTAAGTATTACCAGGGACAAAAATCCTGGCAAAAAATGCAAGATTTAATTAATACCGAAGGTTTTGATGTTGAGAAGCTAAGGGATATTCTTCAAGAGTATGAGATTGTTTCTCGACCATACTCTAAGGGTAAAAAAGATGAAGAATACGCGGTTAACTTAAGTACGGTGTTTGATGAAGTTATAAACCCGAAAGGACTAAATTGGCGGTTACATTGCTTAAATGATGTTGCCCCACATTTAACTAAAGGTGACTTTGTCATCTTGGTTGCCTATGTTGATACAGGTAAGACCTCGTTTTTAGCTAGTGAGGTTAGCTGCATGGCGCAGGCAATGGATAAGGATGAAACTGTCTTGTGGTTAACTAACGAAGGTCGGGTGGATAGGATACTGCGCCGGTTGTGTTGCGCTACTTTGGAAAGACGGGAGCAGGTAATTGTTAAGGATCTTACTCGCGCACAACATATCTATGAAGAGCGCATGGGTAGACCAGATAAAGTAAAAGCTATAAATATAGCTGGTTACAATCTTGCAAACATTAAAAGCTTGTTTGCCCAATATAACCCTTCTTTGGTAGTGGTCGACCAACTTAAACCCATAGCGCACCCAATTGCAAACCCCGTAGACAAATTTGAATACATTTGCCAATACATTAGAGAGCTTTCTAATGAGTACTGCCCGGTGTTGGGGGTGGCGCAAGCCTCCTCAAATGTTCGATGGACCGATAGCCAAGGGAACCAACGAGCTAAAATTTGGCTAGACTTATCTGATATTTACGGTTCAAAAATCGGGGTTCAGGGCGCAGCAGAGATTGTTATAGGAATAGGCAGAGATGATAGCAAACCTAACAGCCGTTTCGTACACGTATCAAAAACAAAGCGGGGAAAATATTTGCAGGAAGAAGTTATGTTTGACCAGGCACGTTCTTTGTATTTACCAGGGTATAGGTACCAAACAAAAAATATACTGGAAGGTGAAGGATGTTAGAAAGTGAGTATGTCGTATTAGATTTTGAAACTACTAATGCTACTAATTATGGAAGATTGGCAAATCCATTAGACAATAATAATTACATTGTCGCAGCAGGTATAAAATACAAAGACACGAAACCTATTGCAATTTACAACAACTCATCATTATCTAGAAATGCGTTGATTGATATAGCTGCGTCTTATTTACAGGGTAAAAAGATAATTGTTGGTCACAACTTAAAGTTTGATTTACTATACATCTGGGAAACTCAATATTTTAAAGATTGGTTACAAGCTGGGGGGCAAGTGTGGGATACCTCTTTAGCGGAATATTTTCTTACAGGTCAGGTAGCTCAATATTCTAAATTACGCACATTGGCTACAAGCAAATATGGTCAGCCAGAAAGAATCAAGTACATAGATAAATACTTTAAACATAAAGTTACGACGGATGCCATTCCGTTTGATTTTGTATGCTTCGATGTGCTGGAAGACGTTATTGATACTGAAGCTATTTATCTTAAGCAGCTCCTAAGCGCCAAGCATAATAAAATGTTACCTTTCATTGAAACCCATATGCAGCACCTTCTTGCAACGATAGAGATGGAATTTAATGGTATGTATGTCGATTCAGATATTGCATTTAATAAGATGCAAGATTTAAATGAACAAGTATTACCAATTAAGTTACGTATTTTAGAAATTGCCAAAGACTATTGGCCAGATAAAGAATTAGAATTTAAGTTAACCAGTTCAGATCATATTAGTTGTCTTTTATTTGGGGGCGAGATAAAAGGAATTAATATAGTTGGAATGGGGGTTACCCCAGACGAGGCATGGAAAGCAAAGAAGAAAGAGCATTGGATACTGGTATAAATAAGTTAAGAATTGAAATAATTGCTCGTTGCAAAATCGCTATTATTAAATGCCAACAAATAACCGCAGCAAGATGATTAATATACAAGACTTCGCGCTCAATGCCTCATTGACCATTTGCCCTAACCACATCGTTGAACCCCTTCACCTGAAAAAATGGTGGAGGCAAAGGGGAGTGGGTGAGCTTGAAAAATTCTTTCACATAGGAGAAAAGATTAATTACGACAAGGAAATAGACTGGAAAGCAATAAGTGACCACAAAAAACAAATGTGGTACGATTCTCAAAATTTTCAAATTCAAGCAGGAAATGAATATTCTAAAAGGCAAGGTTAAATACACGGCGGGCAAAGTGTTCGAGGGTCAATATGGACCATCCATTAACGCCGTCATTACATTGGACAACGGCACGGAGGCGCGCGTTTACGGCAAAGCCGACGACGAAAAATTGAAGGCTTTGAAAAAAGACGACGCCGTTACCGTTATCCACGACGGCAAAAGTTACAAGGTCGCATTTGACATGGTCACAGCGAACGAAATACCCGAAAAGGTACAAACACCCACCGAAGGCGCAAACGTGCAACAGGCGGCAAATGTACCCCCTAGAAGCAACGGTAAATTGACACCTGAGGAAATTACGGAGAAAGCCACGCTTATGACTCGGTTTACGCCGACATATTTCACCAGTTGCAAGCCTCAGGCTTAGAACCAGCGCAAGCTCAACCTGCCGCAGCCACGATTTTTATTCAAATCGGAAAATATTTATAATCAATTTGGTACGTTTTCCCCCAGCCTGAAATATGGCTGGGGTTTTACCGGGCCGCAAAACAAAAGAAATGACAGAGCAAGAACTTATTGATTTTGGATTTAAAAGATTTTACGTTGATGAAAACGCAGATGAAATAGATGAAAAATTAATAGATAAAAATAATATTTGTTATTGGTATAAATTGCATGTAAAAAATGACATTGATATGTTTTTTGAATCTGATTCAAACGAATTTATAATAAATGATGATTGGAGTGTTGATTTTGGATGGGAATATGAATATGAATTAAATGGATTTAAAATTAAATCTATTAATGAAATTAAAGCTATTATTGATTTATTTAAAACCATAAAATTAAGATAACACATGGAAAACCAAATAGAAAAGGAAACGTCTTTAGAATACTTTTATGACAAGGTATTGGACGCCTCCGAGTTTTACGAAAGCGAATACCAAGCCATTGTCGATGCTTTGAATGAGGCAAAGAAAATGTATGACGAGGAAATTTCTAAGGCATTTGAAAAAGGCTACGAGGAAGGCGTTAATTACACCGATGGATTAATAAGCGATGAAAGATTCCCATTTTAAAAACAAATAACCATGCTCCTTCCAAAAAAATATATATCAGTCAGCCAAATAAACCTTTGGTACAGTGACCGTCAAAAATACATTAACCGTTACTTTTTAAAACTTCCTGAGGAACCATCTATTTATATGGATTTTGGCAAACGCTTTGCCGAGGATACGGAAGCGTTCATCAAAAACGGAATAATCATGGAAACCTTTCCCGATTTTTACATTGATAAAATACAAAGCTTCAAAGGTTTGGAGGCTGAGAAACCAATTAGCCTGAGTATAAACGACATTCAAGTCGTTGGTTTCATAGACGCATGGGACAGGGAAAATAACCGCGTCATTGACTTTAAAACCTCTGGCAAACCGTGGACAATGGAGACCTTGAAAACAAGCCTTCAAATGAAAGTGTACGCGCTGGCAATGTTTGTCAACGGTGACACGATTCCCGAAAGTCAAATCAACTGGCTGGGGACAAAGATGACGAAAAACGGCTTATCTTTTACCGGCGAAAGTTACGAATTAAAACATACCTTTGAAATGGATGATTTATTAAAAGCCATTGTTTTGATTGAGCAGACTTGCAAGGAAATCAGTGAGGCTTATAAAAGATTTTTAAATGACTGAGGAAAACGAAACAAGGGGATTAAGGTTCAATGATGAAAAAATCAGATACGACCTTGTTCCCCCTTTGGCTCACCGTGAATGTGCCAAAGTTTGGACAAAGGGTTTGGACAAATATCCTGCTGGAAATTGGGAAAAGGGTATGCCGTGGAGTGAGGTAATCGCCTCCGCCTTGCGTCACCTTGAAGCTATTCGCCTGGGTGAGGATATTGACCAGGAAAGCGGTTGTTTGCACGCGGCACACTTGCAATGCAACGCTCAGATGCTAACTGAATATTATTACACCAAAAAGGAATTTGATAACCGTAAAAAATACGACAAATGAAACAAACGGCAGTTGAATGGTTGGTTGAAAAATTAAACCAATGCGAACCAATGTACAGTGGTGTTCAATCAAACGAACACAAAGAATATATTGATATGTTAATTGAACAAGCCAAAGAAATGGAAATGCAACAAATTATGGATGCGGTTAAACTTGGAAATACATATAATGGATGGGCTTTAAAGCATGAATTTAAAAAATATTACAACGAAACTTTTAAAAACGAAACAAAATGATTTTAACACCAAAAGAAGAAGCAGAGGAATTAGTAGATAGATTTAGAAATGAAATAACATCATTTTTAAGTGATGATATGAAAAAACTTAATGCGATAAGATGCACTTTAATTGCAGTTGATATGATTTTAGATATTAAATTAGTTTATAAAGACAATGAACTTTATGACTATTGGCACGAAATTCAACAAGAACTTGAAAAACTTAAAAAAGAAACAAAATGATTTTAACCGACAAGACAATTAACGACGAAATTAACGAAGGCAATATCGTTATTGAGCCTTTTATTCCTGAGAACCTTGGCACCAACTCGTATGACTTAACTTTGTCAAATACCTTGGTTCTTTACACGGAGCGCGTGTTGGACGTGCGCAAGAAAAACCCATCCGCACCAATCATTATTCCAGATGAAGGAATAATTTTGCAGCCTGGCATTGTTTACCTTGCTTCCACGGTGGAATATACGGAGACCTTGAAACACGTGCCAATTATCCAAGGGAAATCGTCATTAGGAAGATTAGGTTTATTTGTACACGTGACAGCAGGGTTTGGCGACGTTGGATTCAAGGGACATTGGACGTTGGAACTTTTGACGGTTCAGCCGCTGAAGATTTACGCAGGAATGAAAATTGCTCAGCTTACTTATCAGGATATTTCCGAGATGCCAAATGTGTCGTATGATAAAAAGCAAGACGCGAAGTATTCGAATCAAGGCAAAGATCCAGTTGCCTCAAAGAATTATTTAAATAAGCAGCCATGACGGAAAAACAAAGAGATAAATTGCACCAGCTTAATTTTATTATATGGTTTATGGTGTCAGTAATATTAGGATTAGGCTTATTTGCTGATTTGATTTATTTTTTATTAAACAAGCAGCCATGAACGACGAAGAAAGGGAAAAGCAGCGAAAATACGACCGCGAATATTATCGAAAAATGTTACCTTTTCAAAAGGAAAAGCGCAAGGAAGCCGCAAGGCTCAGGAATAGGGATAAATACTGGCAGTTGACGGACGAAGAAAGGCAAATAAAGAAAGACAAAAGCCTTGCCTATTATTATGCCAACATTGAAGCATTGAAAATTAAAGCAAAAGCCTATCGAGAACGAAAATTAAAAAGTAAATATGAGTGACGAAGAAAAGAAAGCGCGTAAATCGGAATATATGAAGGCATATTATCGAAACATGTCTGAATACCACAAAGAGAAAAGGCGTTTAAGAAATTTAGAAACCAAGAAAATAAGGTATTATAAAAACAAGGTGGAAAAGCCTGAGTTATTATATGACAAACACAAAAGATTCAGGTTGAAAAACGCTGAAAAGATAAAAGCTTATCAAAAAGAATATCGTTTAAAACAAAAAGAAAAGAAAAATCATGATGACTGAAAGAGAAAAAGAAAAATTAATCAAAGATGCCGCCAACGTCTTCGTTGCCGCTGGAGGCATTGTTACTTTGGCTTTCGCCATTTATTTTATTATTCACACTTTAAAAAATTGGTATTAATGAGCAAATTTGAAATTAAATACAATGACAAACGAATGATCATTGAGGCCGAAAGCGTTGAAAAGGCGTTGGAGCAATTCAAGGAATTAAAAATTGACGTGAAAAACTTTGAGATTAGTATTTCAAAGTTTGGCGAATACAGGAAATAAGGTAAGTAGTAAGTTGTTAAAAGTGTTCTAATTCATGTCCGCGTCAAATGATGCGGACATTTTTTTTATTTTATTATTGTAAATATTTTTTTATTCAAATAAATAATATTAAATTTACGAACCGAAAGGAATTAACCAGTTTACAAATATTAAAAAAACCAATTATGGAAACCACAATTTTTGCAGTTATGTACTTTGGCAACGCCAAAAGATACCAAGATTTAAATTATGAAATCGAAGCATTTACCAAGCGCGAAGCCGTTGAAAAATTTTACGAAAAAATGCGAAATGAGGATTATTTTCCCGAAGACGAATTCGTTTACGGTGGAGTTATTAAAGACTGTGACGGTAATATTATTGCTGAGCAAGGCGCCGAAACTATCGAGTACGACGGTGGATATTTTTACGCTGAACCAGTAATTCAATAACCATGAAATTATATAACAATTTTCAAAAAGAAGTACAAAAATTTCCAATTATTGCTGGTATGCGATTAGACGGAAAAGGTAACAATAAATTAAAAATTGTTGGTTATAGATGGGTTGAATTTACGTATGATGTTAATCCTGAAGTTGCAGACGATAAATTAATTGTTGAAGAAAAAATAATTAAAAAGACATTTTTATGAAAGACCGCATCATTGACTATGTTCCTCAGAACAAACGCCTCCCGTACCAAGTTGCCGCAGGTGTTGGCGTTGCCTTCGTGGTTGGGTTGATTTATTCCCCAATCAACACCCAGTACCAATATACCTCATTCGTGCCAGTCATTGAGCGCGACACCGTGTACGTTCACAAAATAACCACGCTGACATTCCCAGCAAAGGAAGAAAAAAGCGAAGTTGACGAAAGGGCTTATGGTTCAAGGTCATACGGATGGGAAGTACGAAGAATGAATATCCATGAATTAAGGCGAAATTTAGAAGGCAAAGGTTTCAGGAACCTCGATAAAATCGACCTCTTTAAAATGCGTCGTATATGGCTTGCTTATTCTTATGAATCCATGCTTATGAATGTCCATCACCTGACCGACTTCCCAGTGTCCATGATCTATTCTTTCTTTATCATTGAGGCGACGACCTCAGGCGTTGAAACCGAACTTTGGAGAAAACACGCCAACGCTGGCGGCGTAAAGGCTTTGAAAAATCAAAAGTCCGTGACATATAAAACACGGGAGGTCATTCGCGGGCGTGACAAGTACATTCGCGCCAAGTTCATGAGCGCAAGCACCACGGAAGAAGGGATGAAGCTTTGGGCAGGCGTTTTGAACTCAGGAAGGTACGCCGCCTGTAAAAAGGCAAATTACAAGTTGAAAGGAATCAAGTTGTACGAATCCATTTGTAAATGCGTGTATAAAACAGGGTATCACACGGACACAGATTACAAGTTTCGCGCCTCGTTAATGGCTGAGTTCTGGGAGTTGAAAAAGAACCATTACCCATTGAAAGGCAAAAGAGATGAATTTTAAATTATTTTGCATTTATTTTTGTAAATATTTTTTTGTTTAAATAATACTTTGTATATTTACATATCGAAAGAACGAAACGATATTTCACACAACAAAAAACAAACAAAATGAATCAGATTAATCACTCAGAGTACCAGAAAAAAGTTAAAACTTTAAGTATTGAATCTTTAAGATTTATAATTAGAGATTGTCAAGAAGCAATGAACGCAATGCCAAATAATCCAAAAAATGGTTATTATCAGGATGAAATACATTATTGCGTAATGGAATTAAATCAAAGAAAATAATTACAATCACCCCAACAGGGCAGCGCCCCCAGCTGCCCTACTTTTTTACACACAACAAAAAAACAAATTAATCATGGAAAAGAATTTCAACAATTTACAATTCAAATGGACATTCGAATCAATTTCGGATAACATTCCAACCATCATGCTTTTAACAATCGTTTTAACGTATGGCATTAACGCCTACCTTACCGCCATCTTTCTCCCCATTGACTTTTGGCTTGCGATCATTGCCGCCAGCATCTTGCAGCTCGGACGCTTTGCCGTGGTTTTCATGGACTTCCTGAATCCAACGAAAGGGCGAAGCACTTACCCTCCAAAGATTGCCCTGGGTGCGACGCTTGTAGCCTTGGTTGAAATCTTCTTCGGGTTGCAGGAAAAGTACGAAGGCGGCGAATTTATCACCATGTTTCTTTTTGTTGGAACCATTGTTGTTTTCGGTTACCTGCTTGAAATCAACTTTGTTGACAAAGGCGTGGAAGCATACGGAATCAATGCACCTAAGCCAATCAAAAGGCGCAAAAGGAAGCCACGCGTAAAGGTTGAGACAAAAGAAAACAATGAAACCACGGGAACAACGGCAAAAAACTTTGTATCTTCATTCAAAACAATCACTTTATAATCATGATAAAAGAATTTGTAAATTATGAAATGGCTTTGGCACTTAAGGAATTGGGATTTGATGAACCTTGTTTTACATATTATTATAATATTACTGGTAAATTAAGAACAAATTTATCCATAGATATAAATAACGATATGAATTATATGCTTAACAAAAAATTAGGAATTACTTTAGCTCCGACATTTTCTCAAGCATTTAGATTTTTTAGGGATAAATACAGGTTAGAAGGCGCAATTTATAGGTTAAATTTTAAATGGGCTTCTCAGGTTTTTAACATCGAAACAAGCACCTATTGCGTTAGTCCTGAATTGTTTGAAAAATACGAAGAAGCTGAAATAAATAGCTTGCAAAAAATGATTGAAATAATTAAAAACAAATGAGGACACTAATAGGCGTTGACCCAGCATTAAGATTAAGCGGCATGGCTGCCTGTATTATCGTAAACCAAACCATGATTTTTAAAAGATATAAAAGGTTTGTCGATTTTATAAAAGACGTTGAAAATTGGATGATATGGGATAACCCCATTGTTCTCGTGGAAGATTCAAGCCTACAGAATCTGACTTTTAATAATTCAACAAACCGCGCGATCCTTTCCCGTTTGTCCCGAAATGTTGGCATGAACCAAGCCGCTTCGCGAATTGCTTATGAATGGATAAAAAGTAATGATTTGGAAGCTTACAATATCAGCCCTGAGGCAAAAGGTAAAAAGTTTAATAAAGACATATTTATGAAAGTTGTCGCAAGTGAGCGACTGAAATTTGAACCAGATTTTAAACCAGCCAAAATAAGTCAAGACGAAATCGACGCTTTCTTTCTTGCGCTTATGGCAAAAAATTACGAAGATTCGTTATACCTCAGCATCCACGGCAACGCGGCGGCTTCGCCCAATGCAAGGGGATTCGAGGTGTTTACGAGCAAAGGGAAAACAAGGTCGGATATTTACGCTGAGTTCTTGTTTAACGAAGTTCAGGAGGCATTCCCAAAATGGGTGTATCGCATGGATACCACGGACGGGGATAAGGATAAAGAGGAAAGTTTTTTTGTTATTACCCAAACAAATATGCCTGCGGTATTGAGCGAAAATGGCTTCTTTACAAATTACCACGATGCTTTAATGATGTTTGACCCAGTGTTTCAAAATACGTTGGCTTTGTCTCATGCACGGGCGGTCGTGGATTACGCGAAAACGCAAGGGGTAATCTTTTAAATAAAAAAGGGCTGGTTCAAATGCCAGCCCCGATATACACATCAACAATTCAACAAATTAGTAATCAATCAATTATAAGTTTTATAAGCCTTGCGGCTGATTCTTTTAAAGTATCGGTTTCCTTTGAATGATAAAGTTGGTAACAAATGCTTATCATTCTTTCTTTATTCATTGACTGATAAGCAGGCATTGTCTCAGGAATCAAAGGATTCAAGTAAAAATTTATTACCGATTGTTTGCTATTTACCGTGTC